TGAGGTCGCCTGAGCGTCGAAATTGTTACCACCGATTGTGAAGGTAACGTCTCGACCGGTAATTACGGCGGTAGGCATTCCTGCTCCTTAGTTTTGAAAATAGGTTGAAACCCGAATATCAGCGACGAGCTGATTTGCGGATCCGACCTGGGTTACAGTTGGTCGATTGACCTCTCCGACGATATAGCCGGAAGGCAAATTCGTCAGAACGCTAGTGATGAGCTGCTCCAGGTTATCGAGCGCGGCAGCGTTGCTCGCATAGTTGACGCCAACGGCGAGAACCATGTTGACGCGTAATCTCAGCGTCGCTTTTCCGATTGTCTCGATTTCCAGATATGGATCATCGGGAACGAATGAAACATGCGGAACCTGAGGAGCTTCGGGAACGTGGTCGTAGATATTGGCAGGAACCGCAGCGAGCGAGGATTTGAGCGCGGCGCGAACCTCGGTCGCGATGGTCATAGCGCGATCGACTCCGAATCGATGTGCTTACCCAATAGCCCTGAGATTCTGTTAAATAAACTGCGACCGAGACGGAACGGCGTCACCTGGAAATCTACGCCTTCGATCTGACCGCCAACTGCGCTGCGTGATTGGAAAACCTCGGTGGCGACCGCTAGAACCGCCGACTCGACTTCTGAAACTCCCACATAGGTGCTTGCACCGCTAAGGGTTGCAGTTCCAGCCGGAATCAGGTTTCTTTTCTTGATGTCGGCATTAGTGATCGCCACTCGGAAGGTCGTATCGCTTAGACCGTCAGCAAGAACGGTGTGAGTGCCGTTGAAAGGAGAGCCAGCATTAGCGATGACGACGCTTTGACCTTCGTTGAATACTTGAACGGCATCGAAGGTGAAGATTGCTTGGTTGTCTTGCAGTTCGACCGAACGAATCGGGCTGGAGTATGTGACCAGCATCGGCAAGACGACCGCTTCGGCGGTATCGATGCAATCTTCCAAAATAGGATCCGAATAAAGCGAAACGGAAACACCGAGGACGGCGCGCAATTGACCTACGCTGATGATTGTCGGCATTTCGTTCCTTTCTGTTAGGGATCCTGGGTGGGCTCGGGATCACACCCACCCAGGACTATCAGTTACTACGCTACGGTGATATTACGGAACGCAGTTGCATACTTGCGTGCACATGCGACGTAACCATAGACGCCGATTTCATATTGTGCGTTTGCGACAACATTCGATCGGATTTGGATTGCTGGCGAGCGGTAGAACGTCGCTGCGTCAGACGCATAGACGACACCCTTGACGCCGGTTCCGGTGTCGATGTTTGGATCGACGACGAGTCCGAGTCCTGCGATGGTTCCAGCGGTTGAGCCCTGAGTCATTAGACCGGCTGCGTTGCTTGGAGCGGCTGCTGCAAAGAGCGGACGACCATCAAGGTCGACTGCTGCCAAGAGCTCGGCAAAATTGCCGGTGTCTGCGAGGAAACGGTTTGGTGTGCGACGGAGAACGCCGAAAGCGTCTGCGATGCCGTCTGCGATACCTGCGTAAAGTGTCGCGCCGGATGAGGAACCAGGTGCGCCGGCTGCGATGCTGAATGCGTAAGCGTCAGCCTTCTGAGCCCATGATGCAGCAAGCTCGCGAAGCAAAACGTCAACATAGCTTGGGTCGCTTCGCTCGATGAGCTCTGCGTTGATGACGTTTGCGCCACCAATCTTGACGACGTCAACTTCAAGTGAAGTGATGGTCGTATCGGTTGAATCGAGCTCGACACCTTCGGCGGTGATTGCGGTGGTCGCCTGGACGCCGATGACCGGACGATAGAACTTCATACCGGATGCTGGAAGAGTTCCCTGCTCCAAAGAGTCAGCGAATGGCATTGAGTCATCGATGATGCCGATCAAATCGCGAAGATATGTCGGTGGAACTACGCCGATGTTCTCGGAAGTAGTAGCGACTTCTAAAGCTGCGACGAGATCGCGAGCGTCGGAATCGCCTTGCGCTGCGCGGATTTGCGCGAGTGCGAACTGCCCTGGCGTGACGTTGAGATTCACGCGTGGAGCGGTGAACATAGGTGCAGACTTAGCCTGAACCTCTGCCACCGGTGCTTCTACCGTTTCGACGGCAGGAGCTGGAACGGTAGTGTCGGACACTTGTTCTCCTTGTGTTGTTGGTTGATCCTCAGAAGCGGATGCTTCCTCGGAAACTTGTTCGTCGCTTGCTGCGACCTCAGCGACTCGCGCTGAATCAATTGCTGGCTCTGTGACGAGGCTGACCTCGATGAGTTTGGCTGACGAGATGACCATTGCGCCATTTTCTGATTGCCATTCGTTCAATTTCACGCCTACGGAAAAACCATCGCGCAATCCTTCGGCTGCTTCAACCAGAGCATCCGACGCCGCGCTAGTGTTTGCAAGCTTGAACTTGGCTTCGATGCCGGTATCGGTAACTTCTGCGCTGACCATTTTGCCGATTGGTCGGGTAAGTTCATGCTCTAGCAAAAGCTTGACGTTTTTGTTGAATTGGATTGAATCTTTGCTGAAAACGGTGCGTCCGGCTGACGTGTTGCCTTCTTCGCCCCAGGTCACGATTCGACCGGTGAGAGTGCGTGACTCGACGTCTGCCGCCGTGATAGTCATTGGGTAATTGATCTTCATCCTAAGAGATCCTCTGCCTTTCTAACTTCCTCGACGGTCATCGCTCCGATGCCGGTGAGAATCTGATAAATCTGCGCTCGCTCTAATGGATTTCCTCGAAGAAAGTCATCTAGGTCAAAACGAACATGAGTTCCAGCCGGTGTGAAATCATCCATTGAAAGACGCGACTCGATTGCGGTCAGGATTGGTCGAAGTGAGAAGTCAATCAAAGAACGACGCTCATTAGTCGCATTTGAATACGTCATCGATGTGTTTTCAGCACCAAGGAAATATGCCGGGATCCCGCATTGACGCGAGAGTTCCAACGCGATGTATTGGCGAGCTTCGGATAATTGAAGCGACTTAGGATCGAAGCCCAAAGCCTGCAACTCCACGTCGGCATTGAGGAACGCGGTTGCGCGATTTTGTCGGCTAACTTTCCATGATTCCAAAAGCGACTTGATACGCTCCGAAGGTAGGTTCGTGCCGGTCGATTTGAGAACCATCGTTGGAAGCGGTTCTTTTGCATAGAGTTCGGCAGCCTTTTCCAACTCAATCGCTGCTCTGATAGTGCGACCGGCACGATTCAATAATCCCGAGTCGGCAAGGTTGAAGAATGGAATGATGGAACCGACACCGCTTGCAGGTGCTTCGTATCCGTTGACGGTATAACCAAGAATCTCGGTTCCCATTGGGTTTGTTTTCATCGAAACCCATGTCGGATCGAGACGTGTCCATCGACGCACGCGACCGCCATCAGAAGCGGCATACATTTCTAAAACTTGACCGTATGCAACTCCGTAAAGCCAAAGATCCTGAGCAAGATAACCATAAATCAAAGACGCAGGAACGCGAGGATCTGGCTGACGAAATGATCGCTCAACCGGGATGCGCTGACCTGTTGCGTCGTTGAATTTCTCAATCGGTAACGAACCAATTGTCGACGTGATGATTCCGTTAGCGCGTGCAACGGCTGGAACACTCAAAGCAGAAAGTCGCGGAACGCTAATGACGCCACCAGCGAGATTGAGCGCGGTTTGATTGACGTAAAGCGGTGCGAGAGAAGCTGCGACGTCAACTACGTCGTCAGATTGTTTTGGAGTGCCGAATAAATCGGAAAGGACGCCCATTGATGGATAATTCTAGCACGAATCGCCGTCTAATAAACGAAACCGCCGGCGTCCAAAACCGGCGGTCGCGTTTCCTGGAGTATCTGACTCCGGGAGCGGATCAAGCAGGTTCAGCCTACGACGATATCGATCCCATCGTCAACCCGGGTCGCGAAATGCGTGACCAAAGCTGATGCGACGGCAGCGCAGACGGTGGCGCTGGATGCCCGACGACCGATAACCCATGAACTATCCCCACGTTGATATTTCACGGCTGAGAGAACCTGCTTGCTGAATTCCTCCTGACCTGAGTGTCTAAACCTTCCTGAATTGATGGCTCCCGACCATTCGTCGCACGCTTGCATGTAATCATTGCCATCGACGTCATGCACCGGGATACCAGCCGGGATGAGTCTGACCGCGATCGCGGATGCGGTTTGCTTCGAGTAGGCAAGCGTCTCGACCTGATACTTTCGAACCCACGGCGCGATGTCGTTCGCCAGGGCTTTGTCGTCGAGAGCCAAATCGTTTTTCCATGTCTGCAACAACACAACACCGAATCGGTCGCCATCGAGCTTCTGTGCCGCAACCAAAGCGGCTTCCTGACGGCTTGGGCTCAAATCAATACCGAGCCAGGTGGTCTTTTGAGGATCCAAGACAATCTTCTCATCCCGGCACGATTCCCATTGGTCAGGATCGACCGCACCATTCAAGGTCGTTACCCATTGGCACAGCATCTCGGTTCGGATTGTGTCCGGTGGATCATTGAGAGCCATTTTGAGATTCTCAGGATGGATCGTGTAGCCCAGCGATGGATTTGCCTGCGCTAAGCCTTTCCACATGGTCATGGATCCGTCGATGGGAGTGTCCGGATGCGCCGAATACTCCCACCACCCGATGTCGTCCCCGTGACCGGACAAGGAGGCGATCGCCCGGTCACGAAGCTGGTTCAAAATGACGGAACTTGCGTCTCCGGCATTAGAATATATCCAGGTCTGAGGATTGCGAGCTGCCTGGAGCGTATATCGAATCGATGCCCAGGTTGCTTCGTTTTTATATTCTCGAAGCTCGTCGAGGTGGATCGCTTCCGGCTTTGAGATACCGCGAGTGGCGTTATTGCTCGCTCGGTAGATATACCGCGCCCCGTTCATGAATTGGATTTCTTGTTCGCCGTTCGCCCACCGAATTTTCTTCACTTCGCTGGCAATTTTGGAGCTTTCGACTATATCGACCAGCCGCTTGAAGGATTCTCGGGCTGTCGAAATCGTGTGAGCAGTTCCGATCTGTAGGTCGTCTCCGTAAAGCATGGCTCCGGCAAGGATGCGAAGGATCATAAAGGTGGTCTTGCCGGACTGCCGAGCGATGAGAAGCCCGTTGAGCGGATATGCCCAGCGACCGTTTTCCTTGACTTTCAGGCTATTGATAGCGACGAATTCTTGCCAAGGAAGCAACGGGAAGCCGATTTCGCGGCAGAAGTCGATCATTTCCTGACCGCGAGACGGTAAATCATTCAGTTTTGAGTGAATTCGGGGTTCTGTCACACCCTTCAATCCCGAAAGCTCCTGATCCTTCACGATGCTTCCCCATCTTTTGCCGTGGTGTCCGATTCGTCCAGATAATGCACTATTGCGGCATTTTGAGAGGGAAAGGAGCCCAG